CACGAAAACCGTTGGTGACGGTTCTGACATCAGCTACGCGGGAACTCCAACCGAGTTCACTGATGTGAGCACGCTTCTCAAGCTCACTTCCACCACGGGAGCGTCCATTGAGAACGGGGAAGAAACCACTGAAAATTCCCCCGCCAAACTGGTTTCGGGAGCTATTACCGATCTCTCTGGTCTCGAAAACCTTACCGACGGGTCTTTCGATATCAAAGTGGACGGAGCCAAAGTGCAGGTTCGTGATGTGACGACCGGGGCTTCTGTGACCCTTGCGTCCCTTGCAACCGCGCTCAACTCCAAGATGACTGGCAAGGCTACGTTCACGGTGGACGCGGCTAACAACCATCTCGTTCTCATGACCGCCAGCACTGGTACGGCTTCCGAGCTTGCGTATGCTGTGACTGCCTCCCCTGCCGCCGGAACGGACATTTCAGCCCTGCTCAAGCTGACTCAGTCTACGGCTACCTCCCTTACTCAGGGAACCTCAACGAACGTGGAGCACCCTGCTGAACTCACCTCTGGTGAGATCGCCTTGGCTGATCTGTACAACGTAACGGACGGAGCCATGACCCTCGTCATGAACGGGGCAATGGTTAACCTGTACGGCCTCAACTTCGCCACCTATGGGAACAACCTGACGCTCAATGAAGTGGTTCAGATCCTTACGGCGGCTATCGGCTCCAACGGCCTTGTGGAAGTGAGCGGTCAGTCTATCGTGATCTCCACGAACCAGAAGGGCGAAGGCGTAACGATTGGCTACGCGTCCTCTGCTTCGTCTATCACCGACCTGTCCGCAATTCTGGCTCTTACCAAGAGCACGGCGGCTTCTCGTATCGATGGTTACACTCCGGGTGGCCTCGTTTCTGAAGTGGCTCTCATTCAGACCGCCGCTCGTTGCGCGGGTCGCAGCGTGTTCGCATGGACGTTGGATCGGCAGTATCGTGATACGCAGGATCAGAAGGATTTCGCTGACTGGGCAGAAGCTCAGGATCAGGCGTACTTCTCTGCCTGCACCAACAGCGTTCAGGCGTACAATACTGCGGACACGACCAACATCGGGTTCTATGCTTACAACAAGGGATACATCAAGACTTCGGTTATGTATCACAACAATCCGCAGGTGTATCCGGACGTGTCCTACGCGGCCTTGGCTCTGTCGGTCAACTACGCGCTGGATAACTCCACACTGACCATGAAGTTCAAGCAGCTCACCGGGATTGAAACTGTTCCGCTCACGGAAACTCAGCTTTCTTCCCTTAAGGCTCGCCGCATCAACACCTACGTGTCCATGGGCAACTCTTCCTCTGTCGTGCGTGAAGGCGTGCAGTCGGCTGATTCGTGGTTCACGGACAGCCATGTGAACCTCTCCAACTACAAGGAAGAGCTTCAGGTTGAAGTGTTCAACGTGTTCATGCGCAACAAGAAGGTGAAGTACACCTCCGCCGGACAGGATCTTCTTGTTTCTGCCGCCGCGAAGATCAACAACCGTTACATTCGCAACGGCACCTTCGCTGATCGTGAAGAGGAAACGACCGATAACGAAACGGGTTACACGACCCTTCCGGCATGCACGATTACTCCGGCTCCGATCTACAGCGCAACGACTTCCGAGCGGGCAAATCGTGTTGCTCCCCCTATCGCTATTGTGGCGTATGAAGCAGGAGCCTTCCACTCCGTCGCGATTGACGTCACTGTTTATAACTAAGGAGAAACAGGAATGCGTAACCTTTATAATCAGGCATCCACGAGTATCATCGTGGATGGCAACCAGATCTACGACCTGTTTGAAGGTGCTACCATCACGTACACCTTTGACGGCGGCGAAGTCGCCAAAACGCAAGGCACTGACGGCGCGGGTATCAATATTGCCACCAATCAGGGCTCTACCCTTCAGTTCACCCTGAAGGAAATTTCCCGTTCCATTGGCTTCCTGAATAATCTTCGCTTGCGGCAGGAAAACGGCGGCCTTGGTGTTACCGTTGTGGTCAGAACCGGAGCCAACATCCTGCTTACCATGACCAATGCCTACATAAGCCGTCCCGGTCAGCTTGCCACTGGCGACAAGCAGATGGCCGGATTGCAGTTCACCTTGACCACGGCTGAAGACGACATCACCAACCTGACTGTGGAGCGGTAAATGAGAGACCTCAAGTCGGGAATGGGTGAGTTCAAGGTGAACGGTAGAACGTATAAGTTCGACCTCCTGCCTCCCATGGAAGCAATTGACTTTGGGAGCCGTGTTCTTAAGGCCGCTGGCGGAGCCCTCGTCTCCATTTGCGGTGAAGGTGAAGTGCACTACGACGCCATTGCCAAGGCTCTCAGCGTCGTTGAAGCGTCGGAACTCAGTGCGCTCATGAAGGAAGCCCTCAAGCGTTCGTATACGCCTGAGCAGGAACCCCTAAGCAACGAAGCTGTGTTCCATTCTTGGTTCAACCAAAACCCTCAAGACCTCTTTGTTGCGGGAGCGTTGGCTGTCTTTGAACAGGTGAGGGATTTTTTTCCCTCTGGGCTGAGTACAGCCGTACGAAACTCCACCCCGCAACGGTAGGTATAAGCGTTCCAGTACCTGACTCCCATCAGGACGTGATCCTAGTCAATCGGCTCCTTAGGCATGGTCTTTGTACCTATAAGGAACTCATTGACGGGACGCTGTCGTTGAAAGACGTTGTATTCTTGATGAAGTGTGCAGACTGGGAAGATTACGCCACGAGCTACGTAAAAGTAATGCAGGAAGGTTAGTATGGCTGTTGTAGACGAACTAGTCACAGTACTAAGTACTGTTCTCGGTGACGGAAGCGAGAAGGCAGTAGACACCTATAAAAAGGGTCTTGATGGCGTTGTTGCGACTGTCAAAGAGGCGACAAAGCGATTCGCAATGGCGGCTACTGGCCTTACTGCATTCGTAGCCGGGGCAGTCAACAGTGCGGCATCCATCCAGAAGGTATCTGAAACCACTGGTGTCAGCACTGACGCCCTTCAGGAATGGGCTTATGCTGCAAAGAGCGTAGGCGTCTCCGCGAGTGCCGTTGAAAGCGACCTCGCTAAGATGCAGAAGCAAGCTATGTGGACGGGTCGCTCACTTGAATCGTGGGCGGATACGTTCAAGGGCATGAGTGCTCCTCAGGCGAATATGTGGGGTGACGCCATTGGTATCTCACCTGACACTGTTCGCCTCTTGCGTGAAGGCCGTGAAGGTATAGCGGCCTTGCGCAAGGAAGCCCACGCCGTGGGCGCAGTTATTTCTCCTGAAGACCTGAAGCGGGCGGCTCAGCTAAAGATAAGCGTCATGTCCCTCACGACTCAACTGCGAGCGTTTGGGACTACTATCGCTATCGGAACGCTTCCTATGATTGACAAACTGGTCACTTCCTTCAAGGAGTGGCTAAATGTCAACAAGGAATGGGTCGCAAGCAACATCACCAAGTTCCTTGAGAACCTTGGAAGGGTGTTCAATGAGCTCTGGGAAGACGGCAAGAAGCTCATTGATTGGTTTAAGGACACGCTTGGGCCTATCGGTGACATGGGCAAGAAGCTCTGGGAGGCAACCGACTGGGCAAAGCTCCTGAAGGGCGCATTAGTCCTTCTGGTGGCCTATTTCGCTCCTGCAATCGCAGCTTTTGGCTTGGCTGTAGGCGCAGTCATTGCCCTCAGCGCGGCCTTTGAAGACTTCATTGCCTTCTTGGAGGGCAAAGACTCCATCATTGGTCGTCTGGTAGACAGCTTCCAAGAAAAGTTCCCGAACTTGGCTAACCTGCTCAAGAACGTCGTCGTTGTGGCGTTCAAGCTGGTTACTCAGACAGCCGAAATCATGTGGGAACTGCTCAAGGATATTGCCAAGGGCATCGGTGGAGTCGTTGAGACCATCATTACCGGGGTAGACAAGGCCATTGGAGCCGCTAGGCAGTTGTTTGGGCTTGAAGACCTGAATGAAGACAAGGATCAAGGGCCTCCGCCTACTCGCCAATACAATTGGGACGGACAGCAACGCAATTACAATCCGTATGCCAAGCCCCAAGAAGGCGAAGAGCAGTCGCAAGACCAGACTCGTCGCAACTACAATCCGTATCAGCAGACTGAACCGACAAAGCGCAACTACAATCCTTATGCGAAGTCGGCGTCCTCTCCTGCTCCTAAGAACGTCAGTGCAAGGGTTCAGTTGGAAGAGGTTGGCAAGGAGTTAGCAAGGAACTCTACTGCAATGCAACAGTCTGCCCATTCTGATAAGGGTCCTGTTATCATTCCTAAGACTGAGACTCGTCCTAGTGTCACAAACCGCAATCAAACGAATCAGTCTAACCTGAATGCTAACGTTAAGATTGAGGTAAGAGATCCTTCCGAGATCGGCCCTGCTCTCAAGAGCCTTGAAACAGCGTACCCTGATGCGCAGATTAACACTCCAGGAACCTATGGACCAAGCGTAGGATAACATGATAGCAGACAACTATGAAGCCACTACCGTCTTCACTAGCGAAGACACTGGGATTGTGAGACAAGGCTCTGTGGTGGCTGGCGTTTCTGTGTCTGTAAAAGAGGCGGAAAGTCACAGCTTCACCTCTCAAATGACCGACATACCCTTGGAATCAGGGGCGATCGTGTCAGATCACGTTATACTGCAGCCTGAGCAGTTGTCCGTGTCCATTGCGATGACCAACACCAGTGAAAACGGTGATAACTTTTCAGCTTTCGACCAGTTTTACGAAATGTTGAACAGCCGCGAGCCTGTAGAAGTTATCACTGAGCACTGGATCTATACTAATATGGTGTTGATTTCGTTCACACCTAACCATACGGCACCGTTCAGACAAGCGTATACAGCTGAATGCGTCTTCAAGAAAGCCAACATGGTCACGTTGAACGTAGTCGGCAAGTCTCCTACCAAGTTAAAAGGCGGGGCAAAGAAGACTGGAAGCGGCACAGTCAACGCTGGAACAGTGGAATCAGGCAACGCAAGCGACGCCGATAAGTCACAAGCCGCTGTTTGGTACGATACGATCAAGAAGGGGTAGCGGATGCCTGTAATCGAACTGCCTTTGACCTCAGACGGCGAAAGAAAGTTCACAACTGAAATTGCAGGGGTGAGCTACCTCTTTCGTACTACTTACGTGATGGGTCAGCAGAATCATTGGGTTTTGGATATATTTGACGCAAATGAGAACCCGTTGGTGTACGGAGTCAACATCGTAACGGGGTCTCTCAACCTGCTCAAGGGCTATGGGAGCGTGTTTGACGAAATTCACTTGTTAGCCGTTCCTATCTATAATGAGGATCCTTCTGGCCCTGAAGCGTTGGGCACGGTGCTGAAGGTTCTTTGGTACACAGAAGGCGAGGATTTTCCCTTCAGTCTTGGGGATCCCCTGATTGACATTAATCTCCTCTTAAACATTTTCGAGTAATCCAATGGCTGACAGCGAAAATAGACCTTGGCTACGTAAAGTCCTTGTTACGTTAGGGCCTCTCGCTGAATGGCAAAACAAGTCAGCGGGATCCACTGTTCAATTTGCCAGTGACGGCACAATGAACGGTCTTCGCGTATCCGCTAATATACAGAAGACCCTGATGGGACTTCCTTCTCCTTCTACCATCAAGGTGTATAACCTTTCGGACGACACAAGGAACGCAGTAAAGAAAGGGCTCACCAAGCTGACTTTGCAAGCTGGTTGGGAAAACACCAACATGGCTACCATCTACAAAGGCTCTATCATGAACGTCCAGAGTGAGCGAGCAGGAGCGGACATCATCACGTCGTTCCTTGTTCTCCCTGGATTTGGAGCCTTGGCTATGGGAGCCTCCAGCGTTACTTTTGGCCCAGGAACGTCCATTTCAGCCGCCGCTGGTCAGCTTGGCAAGGACCTCCCCGGAATCACAGTGAACCCTGAGAGCTTCCAAGGCGTAGAGGGGAACATTGGAGGAAAGGGCTGGAGCTACGCGGGATCTACCAAAGACGGTCTTAATCGTTTGGCAGAAGAATACGGCTTTTCTTGGTCAGTTCAGGAAGGCACCCTCAAGTGCGTGGGAGACAAGTTCATGCTCGGCTCCTCAGTGGAGCTCAATGGAGACAATGGCGGTCTGATTAACATCTCTCCAATCCTATCAGGGCCTCTTCAGTGGACTACCGGGGTTAAGATTAAGGCGTTGTACGTGCCGGGCATCACAGTAGGCTCCTCTGTGAAGGTGTCCAGCAAGCTGAACAAAAGCCTCTCGGGAACGTATCGTGTTCATACCATTGGAATTGACTTGGATACGTACTCCTCCAACTGGACGATGGATATTGAAAGCTACAAGCTAGGCGTTAAGGTGAAGTAATGGCTGACTACTCAAAGACCTCTCCCAACGAGTCCCAGCGTCTGGTTATTCAGCGCATGTTGGATTCCATGGACATAGCCAAACCTTGCATCATCAAGGAGGTCAAACCGGGCCCTCCCTTGAAGGTCACGGTTCAGCCCACTGAACGCATGAAGATCACCATTGGGCAAGAGACCAAGTACATGGCTCTTCCTGAGATCAACGACGTTCCTGTCATTCTTCCTTGCGCTCAAACCGCTGGATTCCTACTCACTTTGCCATTGAAGCCGGGAGACACGGGTCTGCTCATAGTGGCTGATAAGGACATAACGAATTTCGTTGCCTCTGGGAACATTAACGATCCTCCTGTTGGTTCTGACCCTTACGTGTCCAATGTAAGGAAGAGGTCGCTCACTGACGTAATCTTCATTCCCGGTCTTTCCAGTGATCAGGTTGCTATTCAAAGTTACAACACTGAGAACATTGAGTTAAGGGACTTGACCCGCACGTCCTACATCAGCTTAGGGCCTGATGGTATCACGATGACAGACGGACAAGCGGTCTATTCGATGAAAGGTGGATCCGTAACAACTACGGCTCCGGGTACAGTTGCCACCCAAGCCGATGGAGCAATATCCATGAACACAAGCTCCACCTGCACTATTTCAAGCTCCAACATGGAGCTCAGCGGATCGGGCAACACGATTCAGGGCAACATTACTCAGCGGGACGGCACGTTCACTGACGGCAACGGCAAGAACTCGTCCTCTCACAGACACACCGGTGTTGAATCTGGCGCTGATACGTCAGGGCCTGTCGCATAAGGATCGCTATATGTCATGGGACTTCCGACTTAATGAAAATTGGGATCTATCGCCTGGCGAAGTGACCGGGTCTGATGAAGTCATGCAAAGGCTTAAGATGAGGCTTCTTCGCGAGTTGGGAGAATGGTTCTTAGACACAACAGCGGGACTCCCTTGGTATCAGGATGGTCATGGCATGCTGGGAGCCAAAATGTCCCAGCAGAACAACGTTCTCTTGCTCATTCGCCGTTGCGTTATGGGCACGGAAGGCGTAAAGACCATTGAAAAGCTCACCACCAGATACATACTGGGCAACAGAACCTTCTCTGTATACATCAGGGTAATCCTTACAGATCGCACTGTGAGAGAGCTTACTTTGCCCGTCACCGCTTCAACCTTTGCAGCGTAGGATCAATTATGGCTAACTTTGAATACGGAATGCTTTCCCAAGGGTTCGTTCCTAAGCGTCTTGTTGACATCAACAATGACATGCTGGAACGAGTTGAGGCCATTCAAGACCCGAAGACAGGTGAGTTCCCTTTCGCCAATGCGTCTGGTGATACAATTCTTACTCAACTTGTAGGCATCTTTTCCAACGCTCTGTCTGAGTGCTGGGAAGCGGCCTATGACGCCAGCATACAATTCAACCCGTTGTACAACACCGGGGCAGGTCAGAGCGGCACTGTTCAGTTGAACGGTATCGTGCGCAAGCCGGAAAGCGAAACGATTATCATTTGCACCTGCTCTGGTGCTGCTGGAACGCTAATTACTCAAGGTTCACTCATTGGAGACCGACAGGGCACGAACAGCTATCAGGCTATGGCTAATTATATCATTGGAACCAACGGAACCGTTGAAGGCCGCTTCCAATGCACGACAAAGGGTGCGATTGACCCTGCTGTTGGTTCTATCAATACGATACAAACCGCTACGGCGGGATGGTACAGCGTATCAAACACGTCCACCAGTTCAGTCGGTACGCCTGAGGAAACTGATGATGAGCTCAGGAAGCGTCAGCAGTTGTCCACCAGCCTCACCAGCTACCGTCAGATTGAGGCAATTTACTCGGCAATCATTGCCGTAGACGGCGTTACCTACTGCCGGGTCTACCAGAATGCTTTGACCAATCCTGAGGACTCCAGAGGCATTCCTTACAAGGAAATTTCCCCTGTGGTAGTGGGCGGAGAACCAGAGGACATTGCCAACGCCATGTTCTTGCGCATGCCTGTAACGATCCAAGGCTGCGGCAACACCCTTGTGACTTTGAGGGACAGACAGAACCAGCCTTACAACATCAGGTTCGTGCGTCCTACGAGGGTTCCCATTTTCGTGGATATCACCATACGTGTCACCGACTCTGCAGTCTTCCCGAGTAACTACGCCGAATTGATCAAACAGAGCATTGTTGATTACTCTGTTTATGATATCACGGCAAATACAGGCTTCCCTCCCGGCGAGCCTGTTATCAGAACAAGGCTCTTCACGCCTATTAACGATGCGTGCAACGGCTTCTCGATCGTGAACATGACCATTGGAACGTCAGCAGAAGCTCAAGGCAAGGTGGACATTCCAATCGATTGGAACGAGGCGTCCGAATTCACGGTTGATAATATCACCGTAACCTTGGTGGACTAGCATATGGCTGCAACTGAAAAGCTAAACGTAGACTTCTCCAAGGAGCGAATCGACCTTGTAAAGCAGGGGACTGGACTGGCGTTGTCTCAGTTCAGTAACTCTTGCATGTTAGGTCAGTTCTTCGCGGCCTTCCTTGAAGAGTCTCAGGAACTGTTCGACAGTATCCTTGCGATGGAAGAAGGTCGTACGCTGTATGCAGCCAAGGGCAGCAATCTTGATGCCTTGGGTCGCATAGTAGGGGAGCCAAGAACGGCGTTTCAGTACAGTGACCTTAGCTACATGTGGGCAGATAGAAATTCACAAGGGGTAGATAAGATTGAAGTATGGGTTACAAACGCAACTTTGTCTAGCAAAGTAATCCCTAACGACTCAACTTATCGCAACAGAATACTAGGCAAGATTCTTAAAAATTTCACATTAGCTGCGTCTGTTCCAGAAATTTTGAATCTCATTTCAAATTTGTACGGTTATGATGTTAGTTTTGTGAAAAAAGGCCCTTTCACTATAGACTTGATGCTGCCCTCAACAATAAGCACTACAGTATACTTGGCTTTGACCAGATTCTTTGATGATTTAACAGTAGAGCGCAACTGTTACGTAAGCTATCCAGCCACCTTGTCTATTGAAGATGTGATATTTGCTCCCAAGAACTACTTTTGTGCTGACCGAATGGGAGGTCAGCAGTGTGACTCAGGCAGAGCTGGAGTCACTACTCATAAATACATCAAGGAGAATTAAGCATGTCAAACCAAGACAGAGTCAACTTCGTTTGGGCGGAAACTGCGCTCACGACTATTCCTCCTGTTCCGGTATCCGAGGTCGCGTATAGAGACACTACGCAGACCCCTGAACAGATGGAAGTAGGTCAGCAATACGACACAATTTACAATTCCGCTCGTCATAACCAACTGCTATTTCTCATTACTTCAGTTGCAAAGACCTTGTGTGAAAACGGCATAATGCCTTTCCTTGCGGGTCAGGCGTACGCGCAATACGCTCGCTGTATTTTTACCGATGGTTTGTTGTACAAAGCTTCTCGTGCTATCCTAGCTAACGAGCAGCCGTATCCCACACCTGGAGATGCCTCCGGTGTGTGGACAGTAGAAACAGATGAGCACCTTGTTCCGGATTCTCGGCATGTTATCGCTGGAACCGGGCTCACTGGCGGGGGCCCGCTCTCCGCTGATGTGACTCTCGCTGCGAAGCTGACGGACAGCGTGAGTCTGGCGGATTCGACGACTGCGGCGTCCGCGAAGGCTGTAAAAGCAGTGTACGACAGATTGGAAGCCTTACGCGTCTCTTTCCTCGGCGTCCCGCGCTACTGGCGCTCGACGACTCTCCCCGCAAACCACGTATGGGCGAATGGGGACCTCGTCCTGTTCTCCGACTGGCCTGAGCTGAAAAAAGTTTATGATGCTGGTGGGTTCACAGGAATGTTGCTCGCCTACAACGCCAATGCAGCAACCATCGCCGCTAACCTCGGAAAATGGCGACCAAATGCCGCTAACCCTACGGGATTATACGTTCCTAAGCTAGGCGACCAGTTTTTCCGAGCTTGGACGGGGGCGGGGAGTGCTGGAGGGCACAACGCTCCGGGGGTGCCTAATATTTTAGGCTCTTGGTCTGGGTGGAACGTACTGTCGATAGAACAAGGCACAACCAATGGAGCCTTTCAATCGCACTGGGCACCCAATGGAGTTGTCGCTGCGGAAACGAAGGTTGCTGGAGTCTGGGATAGTCTGCATATCGATGCATCCAGATCTAACCCGCTCTACGGCTCGTCTACTACTGTCATGCCTGAATCTATCAACCTTCCTGTGATCTTGTATCTTGGTCTTACCACTTAGGCCGGGAGGCCAAGATATATACACACGGGGAGCGCGACATTGACCGGGCGGTTTTCTTCGGCTGTCGGGACCACACGAGACGACTCAAAAGACAGACCTCCTGACGCTTCTGTTTCATATGTTATAAGTGTCAGAGGACCGATCAGTGTATGCCAAGAAAAAGCGCCCTCGGCTTGTGCGCCAATCTGATTTGTCGAAAGATATGGAGCGTTCGCTGAGATATTACGTGCAGCATCTCCCTGCGCCGAGCCCGCCTCCCGGCCCGCCCCCCTGCCCCCAAGCTCGGAAAAACTTTTTGTGACAATAAAACTATAAATAAAGGAACAAGATATGACGATACCTCAGATGTATATGTATGACTTGAAGACCGGAGAATACACCGGCAGCCGTGATGCCACTCGGCGTCCGAACGGCGAGTATATACTGGAAGCGACCGGCGCGACATCTGTTGCTCCGCCCGCTGTCATTCCTACGGGGCAGACTGCCCGCTGGACCGGGGATGCGTGGGAGACGGTTGAGGACCATCGCCAGCACATGGACGAGCGCGGGCGGAAAGAAGGCGGGACGCAGTACTGGCTTCCCGGCGATACGTGGCGTTCCGAGCCCCGGTATACGGAGGAGCTTGGCCCGCTTCCCGCTGAGGCAATTTTGACAAAACCGGAAAAACCAGCGCCCACCATCGAAGAACTTACTGTAAGTGTACGCACAGAGCGTAATAAGCGCATTGCTGCAACCGACTATCTCGTCATGCCAGACTATCCGATCTCTCAAGAAAAGCTTGAAGAGATCAAGGCGTACCGCCAAGCCTTGCGCGACCTTCCTCAGGAACCGGGTTTTCCGTGGAATAGTCCGGATGATCCGGCTTGTCCGTGGCCTGTACTTTCGTTGTAACTATCTAACAAACAAAAACCCTCACAAGTATTGCTTGTGAGGGTTTTTGTTTTATGTCATTACGATGCCAGTTACATAACCAAACAACCAAGTTACCACAGCCACACTTATCACTGTTTGTTCACTGACGCAATTACCTCGCTTGTCAGCGAAGAACAGTGTGACAAGTCCAATCAGGACAACCAGAATAGGAAGCGCGTGTTTCATTGCTTCCACAACAGTCCTGTTACTGTTCCAATAATGTATACCAACGTCCAGAGAAGAATTAACGCCAAGAGAAGAATTTGATCTCTTTCTTTGGGAAAGTTAAAGGCGCACCCAATGAACAGTGCTAACTGCAAAAGCACGACAATCACAAACATACGCCTATCCCTATTCCTATCAAGAGACCAACTCCAAAGAATAGAGCGGCAAAGGCCGTAAGTGCGATCTTTACAGAGTGGATGTCTCTCTTCGTAAGCTGCTCTTCCATTAGTCTGCCTCCGCCCAGTTTTTCGCCTCATGGCAGTCTACAATCAACGGAACCTTCAACGTAACGCATTCTTCAAGCACCCGCTGGAGTTCCTTGAGGGCTTCCTTGCCCATTTTCGTTGGAGGCACGGACACGTCAATTTCGTCGTGTACGGTAATGTGAGGGGGAAGCACTTCAAATAGCCCTGCCTCGTACGCATCCACCATACCTTTCTTCATGATATCTGCCGCCGTCCCCTGAATCAACCTGTTGTACAGCGAGTGCAATTTTCGGGAGGGATGCACCCTTGCCCTCCTGCCAAGCAACGTGAATATGTACCCTGTTTGGGTAGCCTTTTCCACAACGCGCTTGCGTGTCTGCTTAAGGAAGGGAACCTCCTTGTGGTACGCCTCCATGAACATGACCGCCTCTTCCTTTGACCAATAGAACTTGCGGGAGGCCGCTTCCGCGCCCATGCCGTATGACGCGCCGAAGTTGAGTCGCTTGGCTGTACGCCTGTCGAACCCAGTGAGATCCTGAATGTGCTGATGGTAGTCCGTCTTCGGGTTGTCCCTGTACGTCTGCCTCAGCTCTTCGCTTCCAGGTCCAATCGCGTAATGCGCGCCTATTCGGTACTCAACCTGACTTTGGTCGAGTTTAGCCCACGTGTACCCTTCCTCCGGAATGAACAGCTTGCGCAGGATTTGCCCTTCCAACAGTTCGTCCCCGCCTGAGAACAGGTCGTCTTCCTGTGCTGAAACCTGTTGCAGGTTAGGTTTCGCGCTTGAAAAGCGTCCAGACACTGCTCCGTATCCGTCGCTCTTGAGCGGATGGAACTGGCAATGCAGTCTGTCCCCTACGACGAAATCGTAGTACGGAATGAGGAACATGTTGGTGAGCGTGTTGTAATGCCGCCATAGCAAGATGGTCTTCAGCTTAGGATCAATCCCGGCCATGACCATACGCGTGATGGCATCCTTGTCCAGATTGGGGTTGCCCTCCTTGCCTTTCATCTTCATGAATTCAGTTGGAGGATTGCGTGGGTACTCAATGCCCTTTCTGTCCAGCACCTTGGCAAGCTGAGTTGACGATCCAATATCGAACTCCCCGCCAGCCCATTCATAAAGGTCTGTTTGAAGTTCGTACATTTTGTCCACCACAGCCAAGGAAGTCTTCTTTAGCCGAGGCATGTCCAGCCTGACCCCTTGCTTGCGCATTTGAATCAGCAACGGTATGAGGCGGCACTCTATGCTATACACCTCATCAAGACCCTGCCTAGAGATGACCTCCCGTTGCTTCTCGATGATTCGCATGGGCAACATGCCGTCCAGCTCGGCATACCGGGCTACAGCTTGCGCTGGCATCCTCCAAATGTGTTCACGAGCGTCCTTGAACTTCCAGCCTTGTTTGGCGCAATACATATCCAACAGGTCTGAAGCCTTCTCTTCGCACCCATAGATTTTAGCCAAGGCGGACAAGCTGTAGGACTGACGGTATTCGTCAATCAACGGCTCAGCGTATTGGATATCTTCAAACGGACCTTTGACTTCAATGCCCATGTTGTTAACGAGCCAGTCAAGATCGTATACAATGTTGGCTCCCACCTTGCGCGTGGGTTTGGCAAGAATGTCCTTGATTATGCGCAGGTTGCGCTCCTTGCGCTCCGGAGTGGTATCAGGATGCGCAATGTCCAAATAGACTGCCTTTTCCTTTGTTGCCAGCGAAACGCCAACAACATACCCGTCCTTACGAAAGACTCCCGGCCCTTTTGATCTAAGGTGAGGGTCTTTCGTTTCAGTGTCTACGCCTATTTCAGTGGCGGAACTCAGCCAATCAAAACTCATTATTCCGCTCCTTTGCCCTTTTAGTTCTTTCCCTCTTTGAGGCCTCATGTGCCAGTGTCTTGCACTCGTCAGAGCAATACTTAAACCTTGCGTCGCCCTTAAAAGGCTGTCCGCACTGCTTGCAATAGATCACGCGAGGCTCAGACCGTTGCGCCGCTATCTTGCACGCACGGCAGCAGTAGCGTTGCCAAGGTACAGCGGGAACGAACGTGTTGTAGCAGTCGGGGTTGGCGCACGACCTACGCTCTTTTTCCCTTTCCTTTTGCTCCTTTTTGATCTTAGTAGCAAGGCTGGAATTGCATATGGCACATACAACGGTCTTTGTAGCGTTACCCACAAGCACATTGCGCCCGCAGATCGTGCATGCAAGAACTTTCATAGCGTCTCCTGGATTTTTACCATGCGCAGGAACGTCGCTTTGAGCGGCGAAAATTCCTTTCGTGGCCTTTGCCCTATGCCGAAAGGGCGTCCTGCAAAACGGCATTCCTGCGCATTTTAAGAGTTTGCCTGTTATTTCAATAGGTTACTTAGAGCACGCTTCGGTCAGACTCAGGACTTCGATGAGAGGCCAGTGGCCTTTGTAATCCGTCTTGTAGGGCTTGTCGTAGATGACCTTGCGCACCCCAAGGTGGTTGAGAAGCTTCAGGCACGCATCGCATGGCCCATGCGTCACGTACACCACAGCGTTGCTCCAGTCTGAGAATCCGTTCTGGAGAGCCCTGATGCACGCCCTCATCTCAGCATGAACGGAGTAGCACCCGTCGCTGTAGAACACTTCCTTCTTGTCCCTTGCGCATTCAGTGCAAGCCTCCCCGTCCCGGTCTCCGTACCCCGTTGCGATGATTTCTCCACGTGAGATAATCACAGCCCCACACTTCTTTTTTAAGCAACGGGACTCTTTAGAGGCCGTCCACGCCACGTTCATATTCATCGTATGATTGCGCCAATCGAATAGCCCGATAAAACGTTGCACAAAAGCTCCAATTGTCAAACGCTGAATAGCGGCTTGGGGGCACGACACCAACGGCTGTGCAACATTAAGTCTCTCGTTGTCGTACCTCTTTTCGCAATCCCTGAACTTGTCAAACGCCCATTCATAGAAGTGCAAGTTGAGGGCTTGATGGATGTGATAACCTAATTCAAGGTTAGGATACGTTCTTTTAAGCATTGCGAGCGCAGTGTAATGCACGACCCTGAAGAAAGGCAAGTCATACGGCAGACCGTACCAAAGGTCATTGGATCGCATGATGACTTGCATGTTGAGCGCATCACCTTGAATGTACAGGTTGATGATCAATGTGCAAGGATTATCGTTGCTGATGTAGGCATGTTCCTTGGAGTACAGCGTCATCACAGCCTTTTTGGAATCAGGGTTGTTACGCAAGCAATTGATTGCGTGCTCGAACTGAGTAAAACCATGCTTATTCTCGTCATGGAACAGAAGGAACCCATAGTTGCTGTTGATGGTTTTTCCGTCGTCGGAGCACTTGCTCCAGAACTTGCTCATCTTTACAGCGTCTTCCAATTGACGAGATCCGCTCGCGTAAAAGTCCAGTTCCTTCTCAAGGTACTCCTGAGAGGGATACCGTCCAAGGCAATACGTAGAAGCCTCCGGGTCGAGCACCAACGTTACGTTGCGCATTTCGTAGAGCCCTTGACCCTTGCGGTTAACAGTGTGCCGACCGTTCTTATGGATGTAATAGAAGATATCCAAGAAAGGCACGCACTGTCCTTTCTTTACGTTAAAGGTAGTGAACACAGGGTATTCGTTAGTTCCAAGTTGAGGGGTATCCATACGTATTTTCCTTTAGTTTTAGGGTTAATCTGCTCTTTGCCCTTGTTACTCCTACGTAATACGCCCGAAGTTCTGAGTTCATAAACGAAACCCACGTTCGGTACGTCTTGTAGGAGAAGTCTAGAGCCAATACAACGTGGGAGCTTTCGGCTCCCTTCGCCGCGTGAATGGTGCTGAGTGTTATATTGGGTTCCTTTTCAAAGTTCTCCTTTGAGCTAAGAAGCCTACGAATGAACCCTGCCTCTTCCTGATTGGCGTAAACAACGAACCATGGAGAGCTAGGGCAATCCAGTGTAAGAAAGAAGTCCTTGTACAGTTCAAGCAGTAGTTTGGCCTTTTCGTACCCTTTTTCTCTCTTTCTTACTTGCTCGTACAGGGTTATAGCGCGAAGAGACTTAGGATTAACAGCGGGCTTTACCGCATTCCTTTCTACTTTGGAGTAATTAACTCCTATTAGCCGAAGCCACTTTTCAGCCCTGTTGAGCTCTGCATGGGTTCTTGCAAGAACCAATGTAGGAGTGTTGGGCTCAAAAGATACGTTAGCCCAATTGGTAGCCGAATCTAACACGCCCTCCTCATCACGAGGATTGAATATCTTTTTGGAGCTTCCCGCTATCCTAGAAGATATCTCCATTGCAAAATGATGAACGGCCTTTGGAAGCCTGTGGCTCTGATCAAGAACCTTGTAAGACGGAACATCAATGAACCGTTGTACGTCGGCTCCTGCCCACTCGTAGACCCCTTGGTCATCGTCACCTGCGAGATAGATTTTGGACGCATTACTGAACAGCTTTAGCATCACCTCCCATTGAAGCATGGTTAAGTCCTGCGCCTCGTCTATGAAGACCACGTCCACGGGCAATGGATCTTGAGTTAAGTAACTCTGATACAATATGTCCGTGAAGTCCATCAGTCCATTCTGCTTCTTGTAGCGCAGGTAGTTCTTTTCTACAAAACGCAGCAGTTGTGTATTTGAGTCTTTGATGAATACTTCAAACACATCAGGATTGGTAAGACGAAGTTGGCATGCCACAATGCAACGTGCAGTTTCTGAATGTGGAACCCCTGTTGCATACAGGTCTGACATAACCAGAGGCAAACCCAAAGCGTGGGCAAGTTCCCTATAATGCTCGCTTCCCATTACCTGATCCCTTGTGAGACCAAGTTTGTGATAGCAAATGGAGTGCATGGTTTTAAAGTAAGGAACGTCCTCCTTCTTTAAGTTGAACCTTTTGAGTGCCCGATCTACGCCCTCGTACGCACCCTTCCTTGTGAAGGATACAAAGGCTATCCTTTCGGGAGGTGTACGCTTGAGTTCTTCTTCTAGCATATCGAGCAAGAAGGTTGTCTTTCCTGTTCCTGGAGGCCCAATGATCTTGTACAAGTTCATTAGAAATCTCCCTGTTCCTGTTCGAACTTCAGAGCTGGGACGGTTTCATCGTCTTCTACGTCTTCGCGTTGCAGCGCCATACGGCGCAGTTTTTCCGCCGCCGTAAGTGGACGGCCTCCCTGAGGGGACTCTGAAGGACGTTTTTCCTGCAAGGTAGGCGCAGGGGTAGCCGCCGGGGAAGTGCCCTCAGAATCGCAGGGAGCCTCCTCCAACGCTTGCTGGTGTATAGCCCAAACCCTAAACGCCTTCTTGGTGAGCGGGTTATAGAGCTTTGTGGCGTATGCCCCATAGTTTTTCAGTTGCTGATGCAGTCTGTTCGTCCCGCCTATCTTGTAGCGTTTGATGTACTCCAAGAACCCCATGAAATCAGTGGGACGGAAGCAGTAACCCAAGTCATCATCGAAGTAAGCCTGACCCATTAAAACCTGACCCGGAGCCTGAGCAAGCTGGCGTTCCATGAGGAACTCCCTCAGATGTTGCTTAAGGATCTCGGTTTCGGACAACATTTCGTCCCCATTGTCTAGCTTCACTATTTCAATGTTGGAAAGGGCTTTGTTGAGGATTTCAATCCATATAGACTCCTTAAGCCGATTCGGGCATCTATGGAGGTACCTGACGCAGTAGTCTGCGAATCTGTCCTGCTTACGCAATTCAGCTTCAGAATAAAACGTCATGTCCTGCCCATTGATCTTCCATACGTAATACGGTGGATCCGATTCAACCTGACGCAAACCCTCAAATGAGAAGTCGCTCACGTAGGTTGAGCTTTTGCCGAACTTGCGTTTGGCGCAGACTGCCTTATTGCAGAAGTCAGCCAGCCAAGGTTCATCACACTGGTAACTGTAGTCGCCGTTGAAGAAGGAATGAAGAACAGTGCGTTCCAACTCCAATTCATCCATAGGCGTAGCCAGTGAGTTGTTTACGGCCTTGAGCCGTTCCTCATAGTCATCAGGGTTCCTGCTCTTCAGATAGACGCAAGTGTTGAACAGAAACTTGTTTCGGTTATGGTTCTCTTCCGTCACCAGACCCGACAGGTAGAGCCGTTGAAGGCAAGGCGGAGCCTCTGCAAAGGGCATACGAGTAAGTGCGTCCTTGAGTGCGCCCACAGAAGTCCTTCGGCTCCATGCGAGCTCCATTGCCTCTTCAAACCCAAGGGGATTTCCCTCATCGTCGTAGGCGTAGCGTGTCGTGTTGTAGGCATCAAAGTACGGAAGGTTGATCCAGTTGCCTATGGCTTCCGTAGACGCTTGCTTTGGAAAGATCTCAGTATCCTTTGGGAGACCCAACAGAGATACAGTTCTTTCCAGTTGCTTTATTACGTCCCTTGCTTCTGTCTCCTTGGTGAAGAAAATAAAGGCATGCGCTCCTCCACTCTTGCTCTTGAACACCGTAAAGGGCAAGCTGTACTTGGTAAAGAAGAAGCAAAACCGACGAGGATCCAAGGGGTATACGTCTATATCGATAGCCGCGAACCATACCTTGTTGTCCCCCGTCAGCGGAACTATCCCAATGGACTTTGTTCCCTTTATATGCTCCTCGTACACCTCGTCCGTGATTGCCGTCTTTTCAGTGTATGACGATCCCTTTCGCTTTTCACCTTCCACGTGTGGGGATTTGTCTGGCACGTGAACTCCGTAGCAAGAATCCCTTCCGGTGAAAAGCAGTTTGAATTGTGCCAGCGCGGACATAGAGCCTACCTAGGATTTTTGCAGTACGTATGGAAGTAGTCTTCCCACAAGCCGTTGAGATTGAGCCACGTGTAGAAGTTGGTTATCTGATTGACGATCCGTTCCTCAGCCGTTTCCAAGTCCAGCTTCATATTGATAGCCTTCAATGACTTGATCTTCGTTGACCCCGCGTCTTCCCATACAGCCACGAGGAATTGGAAATAAGGTATCTCCCAGAACATGCCGTAGACCAGAGGTTGCCAAGACTCGGTATACTTACGTTCATCCTTGAAGTTGCCCGTGGTCTTTATATCGATGATCTTTCCGTACTGAAAATGATCCGAACCCTTGGGGAACAGAACGTCTGCTTTGCCAGCGGTCTTTACCTTGCCGTATCCCGGAACGTCATAAGTCCGTTCGCCCCATACTTGGAACTTGCCGTACATGCACCTGTCCACTACGATCTTGAACTCAGTGCTTCCCGGCAGTTCATGGTTCTTCCAGCCAAACTGCAAGCACCCTTCCACTCGCTTTTGAACCTGAGCTTCAAAATTGAGACCCTTGGTGATCTCGGGAGTGGGCTTGAAAGGAGCCCTTTTGATCGTGCTGACCAGCCCTTCATACGCTCTGACCTTCCAGCTTTCGGGGCATCCGATATAGAAGTCAAACGAGTTCAGCAAAGTCGGAGCTATTTTTAATGTTGCCATATGGAGTTCCTTTGAACAGGTATAGGTTTTCTTTGTGTAGTACCATAAGGTAGTACGGAGCCTTTTGCTCAAGTGCTTCCAGCATGAAAGCTACCTGACCCGGTTGCCAAGTGAAATTAAGAAGGACGTCAGTGAACTTCGCCTGACGACAAACCTTAGCTTCAATGAAGATGACGCGAGAGCCCTTGTAGGCAACTATGTCCGGGAACCCGTTCTGCAACGTGTTCTCTACTCGATAATAGTTCCATCCCTTTGGTTCCAGTTTACGCTTAACGTAATGGTACACCGCGTCCTCTTTGGCATCAGGCTTCCCTCTCCACGCCAATACTGCGGCATAGAGAGGGAAGTTGAACACCTTCATTTCAATGAAGGACACAGCCATACTCTAGAACGTAGCTCCGCCGGGGGTAACATCAATGGCTTCAGATGCGTCACCCGCTTCCAGCGCAGTGAAGTCTAGACGCTGTTCGGGAGTGGGCAACGCCTTGCGTTCCTCAGTGACAAGCTGAAGCGTTTCCTTGCCGACGAACCCTGCGAACTCCACATGCAGACCAGCCCACGAGCCCTGATCGTTGCTCATGGGAACCGTGGTCAGCGTCCACTTCATGAAGTAGGGAAGAGCCTTGCGTCCGGTTCCCGGGATGAATGTGCTGGTAAGCAAGCGGTTCCACCTACGGGCTTCCTTCAGTTGCGTGGAGGACAAGCAGAGAAGGCAGATACCGTCTTCGATGTAGTCCGGGAACACGATGTAGTATGTGTACGTATCAACGAACTCGTTTCCTGTTCTGGAGATGAGCTTGTTCTTTTCGTTGCGGTGAAGCTCCCCAGTAGCCTCCATCTGAGCGACAATCTCAGGGGTATGCGCCTGAACGAAGCCGCCGCGATTGGGCTTCCATTCGATAAAGTAACGGTCGAACCGTCCCACCACAACGTCAACCGGGGGCTCAATGACCCTGTTGTTGATGTTGTTCAGGAACATGCCTTCTTCCGCGCCTGGGATATGGTTGGGATCAGTGCGCTTGCATTGCGGGGACAGGCTCTGCAGAATGCGAATGAACGGGAACGCAACAACGTCAGCGGAAAGGCTTTCAAAGCCTCCCAGTCCGTCGTCGAAGAGATGGGAATAGTCCTCAGCCTGATTCTGCATGGTTTCCTTGGTCATGATTGCGTCTCCTTGTTTAGCCTATGATGAACTTTTCATAGTCGGCTTTGTCGAAAGCACCGCCAGCCTGAACAGCAAGGTAGTGAAGCCCGAGCTGTGTAAGGTGGTCGACCACGTCCTGGAAGTATTGGCTATGCCCTTCTTCCTCGACAATGATCTTTTTCAGAAGCTGAGCCGACACGTGGTCAATCTCGCTCAGTTTCTGAATGTACTCGTTGTACTTGAATACCGTGTCCCGCTCGAGATCAGCGTCGGTTGCGAAAACAACCATAGGCTCCTGATTGGTGTCCACGTTCTGAGCCGGGGCAACGATAGGAATGCCGCCGAGTTCACGAATACGCTCGCTGAGCATCTCAGCATGGCGCATTTCCGAAATGGCGATTTTCTTTACGGCCTTGGCAAACGTAGGGAACATGAGGTTGTCAAGGGCATAGTGGTGTTGCATGTACTGACCGATGGCGACAAGCTCCATTGATCTGGCCAGATTCAGAATGTCTATCGATTCCTGAGGGTTCAACGACATACTTACTCCTTTTCGTTTAATAGGTCACGCAGTTCTTCTACATATTCCAACAAGCACGCCACGTCGTCACTGGCTATGGACAAGCCGCCGACGAACATGTCATAGTCTCCTACCCGCGACTGAATCTCTTCCAGTTCCTCGTCCGTCATCACTTGCTCCTTTTGATTGTAGTGTTGTAGTAGGTGAACGCGGATACGCACTTGGGAAGATCCTGCAGAGCAATATGGGAATCCCCGTCAAACAACGGGTTTTGCTCGTTAAGCAAACAAAGGTTCTTGATGTACGCCTTCAGGGTCATGGGATGAACGGTCTGCTTGATGTCCGGGTAGAGATCAAGGTTATCCACTAACAGCTCCTTGATCTTGCGCAGGATGCTGGCATCCATCTTGCCGAGCTCCATTTGCGTCTTGAGGATGTTGGATTCACCCCGTTCGTCAAGGAACTTAGCAAACGCCTCCATGTCCGTAATAGTAGGCGACACGTCCATCTTGACCTGCACCTTCTCGCCAGAAGGAAGTTTGATCTCGGACAAGCCGTTCTGCATGAGCAGGTTGGGAATAAGCTCTTTGGAGGTCTTGTAGAACGCGGCCTTGGCTTGCGAAAGCTGTTCTTCCAAGGAGTCTACCGCATCCTTCTGGTTCTTGTACAGCTCCACCAACGCCTTGAGCTTGGCAAGAGAATCCTGCTCGGGAACCTGATTAGATACCTCGTCCAGCGTTTCCATCAAATAATCAAAGTCACCCATGATGCGTCTCCTTAGTGGTTAGTTGTTTAAGAATCCGAAAACGATCTCGGTAATGTGCATTCCTTCTTCCGTTACCCAGATTCCACCCTGCTCGTCCCTCACTGCCAAGGGCATGACAATGAGGTTCTTGCGGTCAATCCTGACTACGGCATGGTACTTGCCCTCCTTTGTGATGCGCTTGCTTGCCGAAGCCGAAGGCGGGAATGCCTTGATGAGTTGCTTGCGACTGCCGTCATGGTACAGCTTGAGACCTTCCAAGGAAGGAACAGCCCAAACATCAATCTCGGCATACAGCTTGTAAAGGGGATGCTCAGCGCACTGCTCCAGCACGAAGTCATGAAGTGAACCCTGCATGACGAAGACAGACTTCAAATAGTCCTCTTCCCACGCAACGGCGTAGTTGCCACAAAGGTAGGTTTCTTCAACCTGTGCTCCATTGGCAACGGCAGGAGTAGCGAAGAGCAGACCAGTCAACATGAGCGCGGGGATGTTCATATCAACTCCAGAATGTCGTTAAGGTTGCTGGACATGAAGAAGTCGTTAAGGCTTCTCCCTTCCTTGTTGGACTGAAGAACCTTCTTCTCAAAGTTCACGTTGTACACAAGGTCGATATAGACCGCAGTCTTGTCGCTACCAATACGACTACTGCGTCCTTCCGCTTGCAATCGGTTCTCGGTATTGTAATCCCGAGAATACCAGATCTGCAATGCGGCTCCCTGAAGATTGAGGCCGTAGCCAGCCACCGCCGGATTACAAACGATACACTGAACACTGCCTTCCTTGAACTGAGCCACTACTTCCCTACGTTCGTCGTCTGGCACCGCACCGTACAACATGGCGCAAGAGACGTGCTTGCTGAGGGCCTCATGAAGCATGTCTATCTCCTTGGTGAATACCGCGAAGACGAGGAACTGAGCGTCCCCTATCTCGTCCAGCATCTCCATGATGTAATCCAGCTTGGCGTTCTTGCAATCAATGGCTACGCTCTTGTCTTCCTGACCGCCCTTGATGACCGGATTGAAAAAGCCTCCGCATATCTGCAAAGCCTTTGAACCGATTGAAACCTTGCTCTGAAGGGTCATCATGGTGCCTTGATACATCGCAACAGCAAACTCTTTGAGCTGCTCAAGGAGAGCCTTCTGGACAGGTTCCAGCTTGAATTCAACCGTCCGGTATGTCTTCGGCGGGAGCTTTACATCGTCGTTTGGATCGGTGAATACAGTGTAAGGTTCTACCCGCGCCTTCAATACGTCCACGTTCTTGTATGGCGTATACTTCGGAGTCATGACGATAAACCGCACGTCATCCGGCGCAAGGTTGAGCGTCTGAGCCAGTGAGAAGATATCATTCTGGCTCTTGTGGGAAGCTTCCCAAAGACGCTTGACGCGCTTCCAAAGGAACTCGTCAATCTCCTGGATCTTAGTCACCTTGCGTCCGCCCTTGATCTCAAACGTCTTTTGCATAAGAACGGTGTACTCGCTCTTGAACGACATGAAGGACTGGTTTATGATCTTTGGGCTCATGAAGTAGAACAGCGACCACACGTCCACAACGCGCTTGGCAAGCGCGGTACCAGTAAGTATCAGGGCTGGCCCTCCGCACCAGTTGCGAACCACGTAGAGCTTCTTCGTTCTCTTAGTGGTAGGCGTCTTAATACGAGTTGCCTCGTCCAGCACGATCATGGTGCGCCCTGAAACAATGAATTTGTCCAGAGCCCAATCAGCAGTATCGTGGGAGAAGGCGTCTACGTGCACAGCCAGAACCTTGAGCCCGTCAAACTGACTGCGCAAGAACCCAAGCAACTGCGCCTGATACGCCTTTGTCTTGGTAGAAAGGAACGCCATTGCGTTGTACGGAACAGGGCAATGCGTGGGCAACTGTTCGTCAACCCATTGCGTGTGAACCAGATTGGGAGCCACTACCAGCACCCGATCGATCTCACCCTTAAGGTACTTGTGCGCCATGATGTCGATTGCGACCTTGGTCTTGCCTCGTCCCATTGTGAGGAACAACGCGCCGTTGCGCAAGTCCTTCAGCTTGTCGAAAGCCTTCTGTTGATATGGAAGGGGTTCAGTTAAGAACTGCATCAGCGTCTCCTGTTGTGATCCCAGCTTCACGCTGAACAAAGCGAACGACCTCACGGTGAGGAATCAAAGGCCGTCCTGCCTTGCGCATGCACTGGATATGCTTCTTGTGTTCAGGGTGATTTACAAGGTAAGAGATACGAGAAGCGTCCTTACCCACCAGACGCGCGAATTGCGTCACAGTGTAGTACGGAACGCCCTCAAGCATCAATGGCGAGTCTTTCATATAAGTGTCCCTCGTCTCTCATGTGAAGCGTTAAGCTTGTCTTGCTAACGTCCTGGCTGCGAACGATGTAGCCATCCTTGCAATAGTTGTGTATGTCGTACGTATCGCCTTCCTCCACCAGCCAAGGGCGGGCTTCGCCGTCACTGGA